ATGGTTTTTCTTAGTCCTCCATATAATCATTGAAATAGAATGTGGCGGGGTTGTGTTGCGCCCGCAGTTTCGCCTGTTCAAACTCATAAATAGAATCAGTCATTGTTCTTACCACCCGTACCTGTGACTTATAAAAAATTCTTGGTTCGCCGTGATCCATTCATAGCGGCGTAGTTCGTCCTGCGTCAGTTTTTTATTGGTTTTATTTTCCATTTTGTTTCACATCCATATCATATTATGTATTATGTAATACGAAAGACATATATAAATGTTTCGTTTTATGTAAAACATAATAATACAATATGTAAAACAGAATTTAAAAAAACATAAAAAATTAAATAATACATAATACATTCAATATACTAGACAACAAATTAATATACAACAAAACACGTTGTCCGCTGGAGGCAAGATGGAAATAAGTTTAGATCCAAAAAAATATTGTTATATAACACGAAAAATAGAAATCACCACAGCAATAACAGATTTTATATGCTTCAAAAAATATATAGAAGAAAACAAAGAAATACAACAAAACACGAAAGAAAAAATGTTAAAAACAATAAACACAACACTTGAATATTTCGAAAACGAACTATACCGCCTAAAAAAAGATTACCTCAGTTTTTGTTACCCGCTAAAAGACAAAAAAAATCTTTGACACACGGCGCAACCCTTTTCCCTTTACCTGTGAGACTAAAAATACGGGCGTTATACTCCTTAATAGTCTCACTGATTATGTCTGCTTCAATGAGTTTATCCAGAGTATCCATCATCGTACGAGGGCTTTTATCAAGATCATTTATTATCGTAGTCAGGTTTGCACTACCTATTTTGTCTAATAAAAAGATTATATCAAGCGCACCTGACCATTCCCAAACTCGTTTCATTTGACGCAAAGCCGTATCCTCTCACTCATATTTTAATTATGATGCTTTTTTTAGGGTTTACATTTTACATAATATATAATGCTCATATAAAAATGTTTTTAAAAACAATTATATAATACAAACAGCAATATAAAGTATCATGAAAAACAGAATAAAAACAACCATATTTTGTATTATCCTGCTGACAGTAACAATGATGCTATCTGGTTGCACATCCACAGATACAGACGATTATGAATACATGGATGATTATTTCAAGACATACACGGTGACATACAAGATAGATGGACCACCAGGACATACCGTTGATGTAACAATGGAAAACCAGGACGGGGGCACAAGTCAATACACGGACGAACCTTTGCCGTTCACATACAAACTATATGGTATGCGTGAGGGTGATTTTGTTTATATCAGCGGACAGGTCAACGATAATGCCTGTATCATTGCGGAGATATATCTCGATGACGTACGTGTAAAACATTCGCAGTCCTGTGGCGAGTATGTGATCGCCACCTGCAGCGGAAGAATATAACAAAGGATTGCCGTAAACCGTGTTTAAACACATTCAAATAAAAAAGGGTACTTATACGAACAAAAAAAGATAATCGTTTCTAGCCTAGTTTCTGTTAAACGTCATGCAAACTAACTAGTATATAATATTAAATAAACAAAAACTATATGGCACAACTCAAAACAAAAACATTAAAAAATGTTTAACCTTGTGAACATAACATATTAACTTATTAACTTATATGATAATAACATGAAAACACAAAAAAAAGAAGGCATGTAGGTAATCAAAGACAGTAACCTACATGATGTTTAGTTTCTATACTAGATATTGGTGTTTCACGTAGTTGCCGATCTGCTGCAAAATAATTATTGCTAGCCCACCATAAAAAGTGTACTCAGGTGGCAATGGGTTTGCAACGATGAAATCAGCGACATACAGACATGCTGTTGCGCCTAGTGTCAAACCCAGCCCTTTTGCTAGTTTCGTTCCCCATATCTTCCAATCCATATTACCCATTTTTTTACCTCCTATTTTAAATCTTATCACATATTTTTGCTATCAAAGCACCTGCTAGTATGATTAGTGCTGTGCCGATGAGTGTGAAATATACTTTGTGTTTTGTAATCACTTCACATAATCCTGCTTTGCCGTTGCCGTTAAGTAGTTTATCTAATCGTTCGACTGTCTCTTTTATCTGTCCGACTTGCGTCCTGATGATTATCAACGAGTCATGATCCTCGTTAGCCACATCGTGGTCATCTGATGCCCTGTCATGGTTCTTATCTGCTCTCAGGTTATTTATCTGTTATCCCTCCTATCAACATTATTTAATCTCATAAAGTCTGATGATAATAAACTACACTACCGGCTTTTGCTGTTATCGCCGATGCTGATATCTCTGATGCGAATCTTGCTATGACTGTGCCGTCTGCTGTCGGTTTTATTATTCCCATTATATCCGCCTGGTTCTTATCCACAGCTGCGCTTGTGGCGTTACATGCAGCTGGAAGATCATAAGTAAGAACGTTAGCGTTCCTTGTAGTCGTAGTCCCAGTCAGACTATACTCTGACGTCCAAGTAGCAACACCAGCTGGTCCGTTGATACTCCACCGAGAACCCGTGGTTGTGGCTGCGGCTGTATAGAATATAGTGAAATGAAAATAATATGTGTGGTTTGCCGTTACAGAGAAACTCAACCCGGTGACATCCTGCATTGTATTCGCAACAGCATTATTGTTTACTACATCTTGACCTAAAACAACAGCTGTTAGACTAGTACCTATAGTATTGTTCCCCTGATTTATCGAGTTTTTGATTGCGCCGCTATTAGCAATCACTCTGAAACCTTGTCCGTCCTGGTACTCAATTTTTTCTCCTGATGAGATAGTTGTCTTAAATAAAATATATTCCGTGCCGTTAGCATCGAATTTTATTGTCACAGTCGCATTCGCTGTATCCTTATTGTAGATACTGAGAAAATCAACTACACGTTGTGTACTAGATGCAGGGCTGCCGACAAAGTCAACATCTGTTGTATTGTTCGTATTAATAATTGTTCTTCCTGGTGTGTATGCCGTGGTTGTTATATCCCGCCAACTGCTTATACATTGAAGTTGATTAGTTGCCACCGTACCGCCTAAGACCACTTGCACCTTATCTGTTGTTTCTGTAAGTATTAACATCCTAAACCCCTCGCTAAAACCTGCGGATGACTAAGTCCGCTACCGCCACTTATAGTCTGCCATGTCTGGTCACCACGTAGATATTTTGTGTTATCCGCACCACTTCCACCGAGATTAACCGTTGGTATTTTACTGTTGGAATCCAACGGTGCATAACCGTTAGCTGTGTTCTTGTTTGCTGTTTGCTCATGACCACTATGCGGCGCACTAGCACTCAGATGACTGTCGATAGTCGCATGTGTATTATTACCTACGTTTGAAAGAGTGGTATGATTTATCTGTGAGCCATCCCCGCCATTATGGTCATGGTTGTTCCCGTTTGTCACACCCTGGTCACTAGGGGCATAACCTGTATGTGTATGTGATGATGGTGAAAAACCCGTGTGACCTGATGCCGAGTAACCAAGATTGTTTAATTCCGCATGATTAAATGTCCCATATCCGCCTTCCCCGCCGAGTTCCCCGTTCTTATACGCTATGAATAACCCTGCTAAATCAAAAAAAAATTTTTTTTTGTTTTTATCATATATCTTAGGATGTGTTAGATTTGTCTCATACCATTCAGCCATTGATTACACCCCATCATTTATTCTTTCTATTGTGAGACTATAATTATATCTGTCCACCATGCCGCTTTCACGTGTGAAACTAAAATCATTTATGAGGTAATATGTGTTCAACGATGTGTCATCGAACCCTGATACCAGTATCTCTTCTTGGTTGTCCATTATGTTGTTTATTGTCTGCATCTTATCATCAGCGTTGCTGTATTCCATGCCGTTGATAGTCAGAGTAAAAGTGGTATAACCCATATCCACCTGCTTATCTGTGCCGTCATTGAAGACGATGTTGTCCACGTTCTTAGTTACAGTGTGAATAAATGTTGTAGGCATGTTCAATGATACCGATGCGCTGCTCGCCGTCAAAGTTATGTCTGACATTATACCTCTTCTAGTTCAAGAGACCAGTGGTAACGGTTCATTTCACCGGGGTTCTGGTTGAAACTGAAATTCTTTATCATGTAATCTGTGTTGAGGTTGATGTCGGGCAGACCAGCGATTGTGACCTGTTGCCCGTAATGGCACATTGTCTTCAAAGCATCCATGCTTGTCGTTGCGCTGCTAATCTCCTGTCCGGTTATACTAAGGGTTTTACCACTGCGTCCACTATCATATACATCGTATTCACCATCTGGGAAAGTGTATCGTTCTATATTTCTGCTATGTGATACGCTTAATGTCTCTGGTGTGTTGAGCGTGACTGTACTAGTCGCTGGTGTGTAGTTCACAACAGCATAATCCTGTGTTATCCTGACTGGTGACGTTTGTTCTGTGTAAAACACTTCACAGAAACACTGTGTACAATGTATGTTGTTATCCTTTAGTTGCATCCCTATCTGCAGATTGTTTATATCGTTCCAAGTCCATGTAACACCGGATTTAGGGTTATGATCCCATGAATGGCTTTTTAGTGAATAAGATGTACTAGTGACTGCTTTATTTCCACTGTTATATAACGTACCGCCTGTCTTCAAAAAGATATCCACATTCGCATTATTCAATACTTTTCTGACTCTAGTATAAACCTTCACTTCACTTATCGAACCACCGGAATAAACAGCATTGTAATCATTTATTGTATACAAATCATATCTGTTCCCACCGACTCTGTAAACATATGTCGTGTCGCCGTCACCCGCCCCTGTTTCATCGACACAATCCCAGTTCTCCGCAGCGCCGAACGGTGTACATTCTATCACATCACCGTCATCATCTGGATAAAACAGCTCTGAATATGTGCCTGTTACCATCGGTGCTTGGCATTTCACACCAAACTTCAGATTATCTATATCACTCCAAGTCCAAGTCACACTAGACGGGTTTGTATAAAAAACAGAGTAATAATCATGATAAGAAGATGTGATAGGCGCTTCATTAACACCATTCAGTTCCAATGTCCCCACTGAACAGAAATTTATGTACGTCCCATTGCTACTTTGAGCAGCATTGTAGCTTTTAGCCCTGCTTATGAGCTTGACATAGTTGATAGTGCCTGTCTCAGTCGTATGATTTATTGCATCATATAAATCATATTCCACAGCATCAGTTGAGGTTGACTCGACATAATCAGTTTCATCATTGGGTGTATACCATATGTCATCCACACAATCATAGTTATCTGCTTCACCAACCGGTGTAAAACTACAACTACTATCACCAGACGGGTATAGATAAAGATTGGTTGCTTCTGGTGACTGGCTTATCGTGAAACTCATGTTTTATCTTTATCCCCCTTGATAATACGGGAGTTCAATCATTGTATCCTCTTCTGTCGAGTCGTTATCGTGCATTATACACATATCCCCACCTGTACTGGTATATTCTATACGTAATATCAGTTTCTCCCCCGCCTCAACAAGTGCTTTGTCAAGTATCATGAAAATAGGTAGTGTAAGATAATTTTCTGGCGGTATGGTGTTATCTGAGCTTAATGTCTCTGTCACACTACCAAGAACCGTAGTGGCTAAAGGTACGTCCTCGGTCTTAAGCAGACTGATGGTATAACTCGACACAGTCGCAGTGGATGTACTATGATTATTGTTATAAAGTGTGAAATGCCCTGTGGCTATACCATCCAGATAATATTTGTTTTTATAGATAGATGGGTAGATGAAATCGAGTGTACTCGCAGCCGTTGATACAGTTGAAATCAAGTCGGTATCCATGTAATCTGTGGATAATATCTCGTTATAGTCCACACCACCCCAGCTTTCAACATGATGCACCAGTGAGATTGCGTAGTATGTCTGAAACTGCCTTGTTATACCCATATCATCATCCTATCCTATATTTGCTTGTCACATTGCCTAGTAGACCACCTGCTATGCCCTGTGATATTTTTTCTACTAGGGCTTCTGTATCTGTGTAGTTATGTATAGTTGCATTCACCTTGATGCTGGCATTCACGTTATTGCTACTCGCCGTCCCTGAGAGAGGTATCCTACCAGATGATGGAGCAGGAGGACCATAAATAACAGGTACGTTTGATGTACCTGTTAGAGAATTAAGTTTTAACATATAATCCGCTTTATCCCGCAGACTCTGATTATAAAGCGCCCTTTCATCATCTATCTTTTTCTGCAACGCAGCAACTTCTTCCGCATACGTGTTTTTTATCAGATAGAGCTCTTCATCGTACCACATGCTCATGAGTTCAAAACGTTCCTCAAGCGGTGACAAATCAAGGGTTTTCTCATCTATCTCGTTCTGATTCTCAGCTAAATTAATACGCAACTCAAGGTTAGCTCTTTCTATGTCCTTGAGTTTGTTTTTTTCGTTACGTGTCATACGACCCCTGTGGTCCATAGCGTTGAGTTGTATCTTCATGGATTCGATGTTGTTCTTATTCTCCTGTATTGTGAGCATTTGGTTCGCACGGTTAAGCTCCTCTATCTCATCCCTATAATTTCGTATGCTGTCCACCAGATTGCGTGTCTCGCTGTTATGTATCTTCATAGCATAACTGGCGTCTTTAAGACCCATGCTCATATACCGTACGTCTTCGTTGAGAAGATGAATGTCTTTAGCTTTGTTTATCTCGGCGTTCCACTGGTCTATATTACTTATATTTGCAATCATGCTGTTGTCAAGGTCGACAAGGTTTTGTGTCAAAGTTGCTACTCGTGTGTTTTGTTCCTCTATTTTTGCTTCATCTGTGAGACGGTTTTGTTCCTCAATTGCATCATTATATGCATACATACTTCTAATAAGTTGAACTAACTGTGAATCTAAACCAATCCATCCAAAATCAGGATTTTTACTTTTTAAAGCAGTTTGCCCCATCTCACTATTGAATTGTTCAAGAGTAGTTATACCATCTTTATTAATTAAATTAAAATATTCTCTTGCTTCTTTAACCCGTTGTTCACCGAATATTTTATCTACATCCATGCCACCAGCTAAATCCATTTGGCTGATAGATGCAAGCTGTTTACGCATATCTGCTGTGAACTGGGTTGTCCCTGTTATCTTCTCGAATTTAGTACCAACATCCTCAACACCACCCGTTAGCTCAGCAAAACTACCAACAACAGCATCAATAGATGACGGGTAATCATCAAGAAGTGTTTTTATCTCCGTGAGCATAGTCTTTGTACTATACTCTTTTTCATCAAGGTCGACAAGAATATCACCCATCTCCGCATAACTAATACCTGTATCATTTATGGCATCGGCAGCACCACCAAGTATCCGGTTGATATCTGCCGCAGTCATACCTGTGATACCCATTATCTTATTGAGCCATTCAGTTATATTACCTGTTGATTTACTACTCAACCCGAAAACCCCAAGAGCGGTAGTAATAGTATTTGTGACATCACCGAGGTTCTCACCTGTGGCACTAGCGAGTTGCTGAGCTTTGAATAGCATACTAATTGATTCACTGGCACTGTATCCCTCACTTGTGAAATCCCTTAACCCCTGTATGACTGTGTTAATGTCTGTGGCGAACATCACACTGAAACTCTTAACACTATCCTTGAGACTATCGACACCCATGTTAGCAAAACTAGTGAAACTGTTAGTGAGACGTACCATCTCAAGCTCAAACTGACGGTTCATCTCAATACCTTTCTGCAGGTACTCAACAAAACCATTCAGGGCATCCATCACAAGCTCAAGACCTTTGTTGACAATAGCAAAACTTGCACCAGCCAACAGACCCTGCTTGGTAAGAATGTTAAACCCGCCGGTAATCTGTTTAAGCGGTGCGCTAGCCTTGTCAATCGCTTCAAGCACGACATCTATCTTATGTACTTCATCAGCCATAAAAATAAGCCTCTCACTTCTTCTTCCTCTGCATCTCGATATTGTTCTTTATCATAATCTCAGCATTACTAGGCTGTCGCTGAAACGGCATCCCGCTGCTTTTATGTGATGTCTCAATCATGAAATTCCTCAGCCCTATGAAATCCTCGTCAGTGTAATCATCAATGAACTGCAACGGCGTGTTTGTCGCAGCAGCCAGATCATATCTCAGTTTGTTAAGGGCGTCTAGTTGTTGGGTGTAATAATCTTCGGGTTCTGTTTCTGAAAATTTGGTTCATCATCAGCATTTTTTTCTTTTGCTGGTAACAGGTTCTTTTTTAGAGAATCATAATCCGTCCCATATACTATGCATGATAACCTCAGTATGTTGTCATAATCTTCCATGTCATCTGATATGTTCAGTATGTGGTCTATTGTTATTTTAGGGAACTTCTCCTGTATTATGTATAGTGCCAGGTAAGCGGATTCCATCTGTATCCTGTATTCACGGTTTTTGAACAACTCCGGGTTTTGTTTTGCCAGTTCCGCCATCTTCTCGTATAATAATATACGGTGTTTCGGTTTCCTTTTTGGTACTTCAAATGGTTCATCGTTGTTGATACCAACGATTTTTATTTTCCTGTCCATAATATCTTTTTTTCCTCATCAATATATGATTTATATTGAGCGTTAATGCAGGTGGATGTACATGGGTATTTTGAAGCTGTGTTTCTTACCCGATGAATAATATATTTTGAATATCGCCAAGTAGTCGCTGCGGTCGCCTAGTTTTGCACTTGTGAACCATGTGCTTAATGGTGTGAATGTTACTGTGCCGGTTGTCGCATTGGTTACTGTCACAACAGCATCTTGTACAAGCGGTGTCTCATCAAGTCGTGTTATATCCAGGCTTACTTTTGATGCTGATGTCAGACTTTCGACTGTTACGTCATCATCGCTTTTGTATAACGATACTGTCACAGCCCAGCCGTAATCCCCTTCACTGAGTTCTATACATTGCGTCATAAATATTTTTCTCCATTTTTTTTATATGAATCCTTTGTATGTTGTATCAGGTGTTTTATTCTGCATGCTGTTTATAGATGGCGTGTATCCTCTGATTGTCGTATCCGGCGCAGATGCTTCAACATATTTTCGATGGATGTATTCTAGTTCGCCGTTAAAACCAAAATTTAGAATCTTGCTTACCCCGATGTAACCATCGAGATGGCTGTTCACCAATCTTATTTTTAACAGACTTGCATTTAGATTATAGTTTTGTTGCTGTATCTTTTTAAGATAAACATCCAGTATGTATTCGCTGTTCACCTGACTGTATAACCATGCATCTAAACTATTTTCTTTGCTTTCTATCTGTTTCAACGTACCATCGAGATTATAACTAGATGTGTTCTGTTTTTTGAGATGACCGTCTAAAACCATGTTGATTGATTGTACTTTTAAAAGACCTGCGTTTAACAAGAAATCCTCAGATGCTGTTTTTTTGAGATACCCGTCCACATGGAAATCTTTTGATATCAACTGATTTATCATACCATCTAAGGAATATTGCCCTGTTTTTTTTGCATACAAATCTGCGTTTAATGTGTATGCCAACGAGTTGAAACTGCCTAGATAACCATTCAGGTTGTAGTCTTTCGATAACACTTTTTTTAACCAGCTGTCTAAAACAAAATCCTTTGATGTTATCTTCCTGAGACAACCATCTAGTTTATATTCCTTTGATTGAAGTTTGTTTAAATAACCGTTGATGTTATAGCTTAAAAGGTTGCGTTTGTAGAGTTGTGAGTTGAGGCTGAAATCCTTAGTTGTATCCACAAGTGTTAGGTCAACTCGTTTCGCAGCATGGCTTATATCCAATGTGAATGTACTGTCTTTGAACTCGTTGTCAACACCACAGCGTACACGTATCGTATCCCCATCAGTAGCATAGTTTTCTATGTTAATCTGATATTTACCAGCGGCGTTTGTCGTACCCGTTGCCGTGCCCTGCGGGTTGCTAGTATCAGTTATATTGACTGTCGCACCGTTAACAGGACTGCTGCCACTATCGTAGATGTAACCATATACTAGATATTGTACTGGTAACGCTATGTATTCCACCACCTTGTACCATCAACTTTTGTCATAACAACAGCCCATCTCTCAACAGTATAATCCACTGTGCTGAAACCACTTATCCAAAAATCCCATGTATATGTCGTCTCATTCCATCTACCAACATAATAACCCTCCGGGATACCTATGCTGCTGTTGATAGTGTCAAGTGTCGTAGAAGACACCCTGTTGTATCCAGTGTAATTAAAACCCTTGTTTCTTGTAAGATTACTCAATGTTATGTTATAGCTTTTTGTGTAGTTCATATCAGGGTTAGAAGTCATATCGAAGTTCTGTGTACCACTGTCCGTGAGATAACATCTTACGACATCAAATGTCTGAATGTCGAAGTTGTCGCCGCTACCATCACCATAATATTTTGCCCAGAGACCGTTTGTGTTATCCCATGCCGCCTGACTTTCATTCCATATCGCTATATACTCAGCTGCTTCATTGAAACCTGTGATAATAGATGCTACGTTAACAGCTGTTGTGTTACCACCCAGCCATACAAAATAATCGATACCCGTGTTCCGTATCGTAGTATTATATGAAACTGATCCCACTATGTTGAAATATATTTGGTAACGTGGCGTGTAACCGTTGATTGTATCCGAAAAACTTATGTCACCGTTGACATCTGCGACATCATATCCTAACAATACACTGTTCTTATAAACACTATAATTTACTGTGTAAGTGAAACCGCTTATGTTGAACCATACGATACCACCGGTGTTATGCGCACAGAAATCAACGAGCAAATCACCAGCTGTCGCATCTGTTATACTTGTGTTAATAAAAATTATGCTGATGTTAGTCCTGTTGGTTGATGTGACTTTGAAATCAGTTGTGTTGAACATAACGTAACTGTTACTCACAATTATCGGGTCGAAACTCAGACTATCTATCTCGAGGTAACAGTTGTAACCGCTGCTTTTATACCAGACTGTGTCGTTATTCATTGTTAAACAATATGTGTCGTTATCCCATCCACCCTCGTTATCAGTGAGTATGATTCTCCACCAATATTTAGTGCCTGGTATCGTGAAGTTTTCCATCGGTTGTCTGTATGTGCCGTTGTTCACAGTGTTGTTAGTGCCGAATGTCACCCAGCTTCCGCTGCTGTTCGTCTGCCATGTGATACTCATATCCTGTGTCGCATCATCGATGTCACCAACGGTTATATTCAACATTATTGTTCGTGTGTTATCATAACTGTTGTTAGCGGGGGCTGGGTTGCTTTGTACCGGTGCTGTGTTAATCCATCCTTGTTCCACTTTTGCTTTGCATGTATGACTAGCGCTATTGATTACACCGATGCCATCACCGCTGCTTTCATTGACAACACTTATCTCCCATGCTGTAAGATTATAATATATGCCTTCAACGGCTGTGTCTGTTATGTTGAGTTGATAACGAGCATACAATGTGGTGTTACTCGATATAACATAACCTTTTATCGGTGTATATGGGAATGCCTCGACACCATCAGGCTCAGTAGTCCAATTCCAATGTAGATAACCCATAGTATGTGGGAAACGTCCCATGCCGTTCCCTATATCATGCTGCAGTACACCCCATGTGACGTTATCGTCTGATACCCATACTGTTATGTTGTCTGTATAAATCTGTGTGTTGTTAACAGTGTCGTTAAGCCACATAGCCCAGAAATAGATGTTATCGACCAACATTGTATCATTAACAACAATATTTATTTCTACAGTCTCATATCTGTCACCGCTGTTGTTGATGAAAACAGTATGGACATTTGTGCTACCAGTCGGCGTAGTACCATTCCACGTGACATTCCAATCACTTGTAAGACCACTTAACGATACACTAGTGGCGTATTGCGCACGTGTTGTAAACGACAATGTAAGCTCAGTTATATCAATGCCGTCATCGACGCTTACACGCCAGCCATAATTAGTCATAAAATTCGTTGCATTAACATAATCATATGTATAGGTGCCGTTGCCCACTGTATTGTTTGTCTGCACATCAGCATACACTGGCACCTGGTACTCCTCCCAGAGTACATCCATCGTATCACCGTCGTCATCATCTATCGTAATGGAACACCGTGGTGTAAGCTCAACCCCTGTCGCCTCGTTAGCAGGGGAATAATCTGATATATCCGGCGGGTTGTTTGTCGTGAAATGTCTGCTGTTATTGAGCCATACTGTGCCATCTGTGATGTTAACACTTATATCATATTGTACGCCGTATTCATCTATCCATGTCGTGTTAGTCGTAGTATTAGTTCCGTTAGGACTGTTAGTACCAGATGCGACAACCTTCCACGTACCACCATCATTATGGTAGATAGTCCAGTTCATACGGTCGCCATCGGGATCGCTGATTGAGATGTTTAACGTCCAGGGTGGTGCTTTCACCTGTGTTGTGTTGAACTCCCATTCAATGTTTTTTAATAAATCCCATGCGCCGACATAAGTGTTCGTAGGCGGTGAATTAGGCTCTTCTCCTGTGGTGAAACAATACCATTTGCTCACATTATGCTGACCGTCGTTACAGTAGACTTTCCACCAATATTTCTTGCTGTAACTTGATGCCTGTGTATAATCCCATCTATACGTACCGTTTGCTACGCTGCCGTTTGTCTGTCGGTTGACCCAGCTGCCTGTGCTGTTCTCCGCAAAGGTGACTCTCATAGTATCACCATTCTTGTCGTTCACTGTGATATTACATCTCGGCGTAAGACTCACATCCACAGAACTGTTGGTTGGTGACGGACTGCTGAAAACAGGACTAGCCCAATTAGTAGCAATACTATATGACGTACAAAAACCATCATTACTAGCACCAGTAAAAACACTGAAATAAAATGATTGATTGACATACACAACCCAGGCATTATATGTCAATGTACCAGCAAAAAGCAAATAATCAATAATAGCATTACCAATAACACCAGCACTCGAAATATTCCATGTTCTCACATAACCATCATATAACGTGTTATCAACAATATATGTACAACCCATAATACCATTACCATCACTAGCAACCAACGGATTATGTACAATAAAAGTTATCAAACAATTAGCACCAGTAGTAGTAGTCACTAACAATTTATCAATAAAAGAGTTCGTCATCATACCCTTATCAGAAATACCAATGGTTTTGCAATAAATACTGAAATTCGTAGCAACATATGTAGTAGCAAAAACATTACTACCGACTTTATTAAACGCCAGTGTATTACCACTACCACCGCCAGCCCTTGATACTTCTGTCTCATAAGCCCAACTATCAGCAGGAGTATTGCTGATAATCCCAGAAGAAGTGACATTATGAGTTATAACAGCATAACTGCCAGTTGAACTAGCACTAAGATAATTTATGGCAACAGTGTTACTATCAACCATACAAAGACGAGGATAATTACCATAGGTCTCATCAAACTCCTCAATATCCAACCGAGTGTTATTAATCATACCATCATAATCAATCCACCAGGTCTCAATATAACCATCATTCGTGGTTGTCTGCGAATAAGCAACCATATAAACATTATCAGTGACAGCTATAAAATCTATCTCAGCAAAATAACTACATATAATATCATATGTACACTGCTGACTATCAATAACACCCTGTTTTATAGTACCATTATTATCCCACACCTGCAAAGTAACCAAAGTTGTTTTAGCACTACCTGTATCATAATAATAAACCACATATTTATCAGTACCAGGAATATGAAGAACACAAGCATTAGAACCATCAGAGCCATCATATTCATATCTACTTATAACCCCTGCATTAATAATATTACCATTATCGCTGTCAACCTGAATGACAGTAGCCCAACCATCACCATCACCACCACCTGTACCATCACCATCACCAGATGCAACAGTAAGATAATATTCACTGTTATTAACACGAACCAAACCCTTTAAACCAACTGTCCTACCCTCAGATTGGTCCCATTCCCATGTTTCAATAACAGCAGCGGGAATCACACCATAAACAGGGTCAACAACAAACTCCTTGCCGACACCTATCTTATTCACACTTTGTATCCTGAACCAGAAAAAGTTGTTTGTAACACCCCTGTCATACCAAACCTTGCCTGATTGTATAAGCGGTTTAATATCTGACCAGTTGAACAATATAGTATAATCCATCGTATTATTAGCAGGTATAGTGAGGGTCCACACATAACCATTTATCTCAGCATACTGCTTCAATGATTTATCACATGCCAGGTCAAAACGATAATACAAAGCCTGCGGTGCACCCGTGGTGTTCAACGTGAGCGTGACCTTATAACTACAATCAATATCGTTCCAATCCAAACCGATTTTTAACAACTCATTTGCATCATACCACGTATTATTATTCGGACTTGCCTGTAGTCGCCATTTCATATTGTCCTTAAGAAACTGTTTAGCATATGTCTTGTTTATCTCCCAATGCGGCATACCACCATAGCTGTTTCCTAGATGCCATATGAATGCAGCAGGGTCAATAAATGGTGGTTGTTCATCACCTAGACTAAGGATATATCCTGTGCCCGCTGATGCCAGTAGTATTGAAACACCGATTCCAATTGCCTTCTTTTTGTTTCGCCTAACCCAATTCATGAGCCGGTCACGGAAAAAAAACAATACTGTGAGCACAACAAAGAAAATTATTGCCAATGCCACAGAAATTATCATATCCATCTGTTTTTACCATCCTATAAACGAATACGCTAGGTTTACAAACGAGTTGTTATGAAGTGTTATAGTCCCTGCCTTGTTCACTATAATCCAGCACATACTATGCTTACCTGCATCAGTACCATCCATTGACACGTCGTTGATTTCAATTAAACTCTCATTTGATACACTTGTTATATTAATGTGATATTCTACTGTGCAGTTCTGTATCGTAAAATTCTTTGTCGTACTGTAAACCGTCAGATTTTGTATAGTCCAGTTGCATATCATATACGGGTCGCTAGTCGTACCGCTACCATATCTCACCCCATGTGCGTAATCAAAATCACTGTCAGATGGGATAACTAAATCATTAAAATCATTAATATACTCTTCTGCACCAATATCGAGGGATATACCATTATATGTTAAACTAACATTTTCTCCATCAACCCAGGTTATACTCCTATCTACTGTTATTGTGTTCGCAGTATAATCAACATCAGTTATCATAAGATTATAATCATTGTTAATACAGATAAGGTCACCACTTATCATCCCATAACCATCTGTAAAATAACTAGCATCATCAAGAGTTATTGTTGTACCTGTACCACCACCAACAGTAAAGGTCAACCAGTCTCCAGCATCTATACAAGGGCTGGTATCATTCAACGAAAAATCATGACCAACAGCATCTCCAAACTCAGGGTCATCCCTTAACTCTCCCGTGGTTTCAGCAAGAGCAACCCAGGCAGCCCAGTTATTATTAGAAGCATCATAATACCACTGATTACCAACAGCACCAGCCTTATCCCAATACATATTATTAACATATACACTGTTTGTCTCAGAAGGAGAATTAGGGTTACTAGCACTATATCTAATCAATGAACTAGGAGCACTTGTATCAAGAGAAAGAAAAATATTATTTTTCACCACTATGTTTTTACTATAAGCTGAAAAGAAAATAAATGCATTACCAAGGCTATAATCATCTGCAACAAAATCATTATTATAAATACTCAAATTCTCATCATAATAACCATAATCTGAGTATGTTAGTATGGAATATTTATACGTATTATATATAGCACTATTTCTAATGATTAATTCATTTATTCCGTCTCCAGGTGCTATCCCAAAATTACCACTATCATTATATGATAAAAAACCATCGATAGTCACATTGCTGATACAACCACCTAGATCAACACCACCAAGAGTGTTATGATGTGACACACAATCTTTCATATATATATTCCCAGAAGGTACAGCTGTTCCTCTTTCCCCATAAAAATCATATCCCTGCTCAGAATTACCATAACTAAGGCAACCTTTAACAAGGAAATTCTGACCATAATGAGTACCTGCACCATCACCACTATGTATAATGATACCATCTGAAGTTGTCACAAGACCACAATTATATGTCGTGCAATTCAATATCCTGCCATTATTTATCGGATTAATAGCAGAACCATAAAAAACAATCCCCCCTGTGTGTATATCATGTACAGTACAATTCTCAACAGTTATATTAGAACACTGGTCAAAATACATCCCATTATCACCATTATAAGATACAGTCACATTAAAAACATAAATATCAGAGTTATTAAAGTTCTCACACCTTATCCCATAACCAGCCTGGTAAATAAAAACCAAGTTCTCTATCCTAACATAAGAAACCTTCTCCACAGCAAGGCTAACACCATAATAAGAGACATTATCACCATCAATAACAGGAGCATCACCACTACCATACGCACCAATAATCATCCAATTACTAACTGTACCTCCCTTCCTAACATACAAATAATGCCAATCAGTAGCAGTCCAAGTATCACCACGCTTAAAAAGAACGTCATCACCAACCTGTATAGTACCATCACCCATAGCAGTAGTCACTTTACCAATGGTCTTCCAAGCATGAGCATCATCACCAGCAAGACCCGTATTACCATCATTACCAGTATTAGAAACATAATAAACAGTGTTAACAGCCCTGACACGCTGAACAAACAATGGTGTGACAAAGATTAACGAAAACAACAATATGAAAAAAACCAGAATAGCGTTAAACCGTGTCCTAACATCAACCATGTATTACTTCCCCTCTTCTCCTCATAAATTTTTTTTAAAAAAAACCTATTTCAAAAACACTTTAAGCTCCGCCTCATCCTCAGGCAGAAAAACATGACAGTCATTATACTTCTGAATCCAGTCGTCGCTGACAGGAAACTTCCACTTAAAAAAATTATACAAAGATATCTTCTTTTTCTCAGTATCTAACAACAAAGATTTTGTGATATAAATAGAAACAACATTATCCCAGTCATATGAGTTGATAAGAATCTCAGATGGTATATATGATGGGAAACATTTGAAACGTGGGTTACAATTCAGGTTAGGGTTGCGCGTATGATCCTTCAGGATTGTATCCTCTGGTCTGAAAAGCTTGTTGATATAATCAAATATCTCTGTCTGGTTTTCGCAGAGTGTAGAAAAATCGTTCAATAGCACAAGGTTTTTTTTGCCTTTGAGCAACTCCTTGTATTTATCCGGCATCCTTATCTTTGGTTCTTTCTGCTTATATATCATGTAATCATATTTTTTTATTGTCTTCTCTTTCAGATACCACATTGGTCTGCCTAGTAGTATTGTGACGCCAGCGTCTATGCCCAGTAGGTATCCTATTATTTTGAGTGGTATGTAGTATTTTGTGAAACGTGGTTTCGACCTGAAAAACTTAAAATCCTTGTTTGGTACTGCTAATTGTATCTTGTTATGTCTAGCCAGTTTCTTCATGTAATAAAAAAATGTTATTGTTGTCAGACCACCGAATAAAACTATGTTGTCGTTTTTTATGTGTCTGAAATATTTTTTGTATTCTTTTTTAGCCGATAAAATGTTTCTCAGGAAACCGTGTTTGTCGTACATGCTCGGTCTTGTTTTTAGGCGTATCACGTTTGCTTCTGAGAAGTTCTCAAAAAAATCGTTTATGGAGTTGTTACTGCCTATGATGGTATCACCTTTTCTAATATGTGGTATGATGTACCGCCAACCCCCACCCCCATCCAGAAAATAATATGTCATTTTTTTTATTCTTCCTGCGTTATACTCCCATCTTCTTTAACCCAGAAACCTTCCACGTTGTTGTTTTTCAGGTTTTTAAAAAGAGCATATTTGACTTCCATCCCGTCATGTCCTATGAAAGATGCTGTGTTACGCCAGACGGGGTGTATCCTTAATCGCTCCCCTTCAACCAATGATATGTTTATTGTGTGTATCTGCTGTGAAAACGGTAAGACTAATATTTCGTTGAACATGTCTTGTACACGTTCTATCATTGTGAGACTCACTGGATACCAACTGAATTTAGTGACAAACTCAACTGGTAAATCCCTGACATGGTTATGTTTCAGGTTATCGAAATCATACTCAGGGATGACACTACCATCAACTAGTGTGGCAATCCAAAAATAACAATGATGAGGAGTGTTGCCCTCCTCACCCATATTTATTTTAGCTTTCGTCATACTGAATATATGCGGTTAAAGCACCAAGTGCCCCGAAAGTAGCATCTGTGTCAACATGTATCTGCAGTGTGAAAAAGTTTGTGCTGCCCGTACTGGTTATCGGGTGGTTATCGTATTGTGTTGCTGTTGTCGGCGCATTTGCTACGCTATCTATGCCTGTATGTCCTGCGTTTAGTTCCTGTCCTGCCCATCCGTTGCTATCGGTTTGTCCAAGTGACTGTTCATAATCCGCTATCTTGAGTCCATAGGTTGTACCGCTTTTCCCTGCTTTCACTGCTCCGCTGCTACCGAGTTTAGTGACCCATCCGGCATAACTAGCTAAGTAGAACTTCCAGTTGTCAAGTGTGTTAGCTGATGCGTTCGCTGTGACCTCTGCGCAATATGTCTTCCAGTAACTATAATTCACACCCGCTGCTGGTATAGGTATCTTATAGCTTGGTGTACTGTTACCATGTGCGTCACTGACTCTAAAGTAGCTTGTCGCTGTACTACCACAGGTAGTATATGTTTGACTACCTGCTGCTCCGTTGAGTTCTTTTACTACTACTGTTGCTGCTGCCATGATTTAACCTCAACTATACTCTGCTAGTGTTACACTCTCAGCTATCCAACCAACTCCACTAGTAACATATCCGTCTTCAGCATTGAAATTCACTGGTAGATTAGTATATGCTGCGTTAGCGAATGTGAACTTCATACTCTTGTTGCCGCTTGTCGTACTTGTGCCTGTGTTGAACACTATAGATGCTTCTGTCGGCGATGCATCCTCACCTGCGCCTGTCATCTCCTCCCAGTCGGTTTTACCACCGCTGCTGAGTATGACATTTACCGTGCCGCTGAGATTCTGTAATCCCTCATAGTAACTATGATACCTTGAGAGACCTATGTTTGGTACGCCAGTTGGGTTGTTGTTTATGGTTATTGTGAAACCGCTTACACCCTCATCGAAACCACCGGCACGTGTAATGGATGCACCTTGGAATGTCTCGAAGGTGTTGCCCCATGCTGTGCTGTCTGTGAGACTGGGATAATTTCCTATCTCGCATGCTACACTCGCTACGCTGACATTAACTGTTGCGTGAAGTCGTCCGCCTGGTGTCACACTGAGATTCCAGCTGTCAACGACACATCCTTTGCAGACATATGTGGCATCGCTCTTAGTATGTACGTAGAAAGTCAATGGTGTTAATAGTCCGCTTGATCTCGTAAGAGCATAATACTGCATACTCTTTGTGAGAGTATTGCACTTTTTTGGGCTGGTGTTTTCTATGCGCTGGATATCATACTCGAAACTCAGTTTATAGTCCTTGAGACCATATGTCGTATCCTGTCCATCGTAGTCGCCAATGGTATAGACTATGCCGGCGTTGTTACTACCTGAGAGGTTCACGTTGCTTACTGCATCACTGGGTGTCTGAAGAGTACCGCTGCTGACTGGAGTACCACGTGTCGATTCCGCTATATACTCTAGTTTCATTCCCGTGTTTTTTGTTGTTATCGTCATCTTATATCACATCACCCTAAGATTAATTCCATATTTTTGTAAACAAAGGTATGTAATATGTCGTACCTGCGCTATCCGCTGTCTCAAGCACCGCGTTACAATTAAGACGGGTGTTAGCTGCTGTTAAAACTTTTTTGTTGCCTACTACTGTTCCCGTACTGGTCGCCGTTGATTTAACAACTCCACTCACATACTTTGTTTTAATATGTGTATAATACAAATCTGTCCCTGGTAAACTCATAAATTTCTTTTTCCTCCTATGTTTTTTAGTTCATTAAAACAACTCATGTAACCATCTTGTGGCTACGTTCATGGTTGTTTATCCTCGAACATAAAAAAACTAATGAACCCTAAAATTTTTTTAGTTCGCTTTCTTACAGACTACTTCAACTACCCGTCTGTAAACATTCGGGTTTTCTGCATCCAGGCTCACTGGAATAGCATGTACCTCGGCTGTATCCCATGTTTTCCCGCTTGCACTCGCATTTGTCCGTATCGTAGTCTCAAAGGTATGTAGAATATTGTTTATGTATGTCGAATGTATGCCTTTTAGCCATTTGTCGTTCACTGGTATTATCAGGTCGCAGTCCACTACAACCTCATGTTCAGTAGTGCTGAAACCAATGTCCATTGTCGCGAGGTAGCTGCGGGGTGGCTTAAACCACATGATGCCCACGTATTTATCGCCGTAGTCGTTTGGTTCTTTCTCTTCGTTGCCCTCATAGCTGAGTAGTTTTACGTACGCTGTTGTCGTACTGTACCTGCTGGCTGCGCCTATCCTGCTGTTGGTGAAAAGCCCTATAAGGTCGTCACGTGGATCAAACATAGTTTTTTAACTCTTTTATTTTTTATACCAGACTGCCACACAGTTACCAGCGGTTGTACCGCCATAGCCCAGGAGATATTCTCTGCATCTTAATGCACATTTACTAGCTGCTCCTGCTGCCATCTCTGTGTTGACCTCTGCTATCGTGCCACTAGCTGATACTAAATACCCGCTATTCCATGCTGTGGATGATATACTAACTGCCATGTTTTATTTTCACACTCCTTTAATTGTACTGTTTTGAAGTTGACCTAGAAGAAGATAATAGTTATCCAGATATGTTGTCGGTGATTTGAGTATAAGACGCCAGTTATTCGTCAGGTCTACCTGACTGATACTTGTACCGCTTTTAAGCCTCATGTATACTAGATGCGCTGCCATGTATGCTGTGAGGTTCTCCAACTGTTTCTTTGTGATATTCCTATGACATGCATAGTACCGTACTATGACATCCTCTGCACTCTCCGGTATAGCACTAGTATTTGATTGTGTCAATGTGAGTATACCATATGTCGAGCTGCTGACTGTCACAACACAGTTTTTTGCCACATATGATGCACTTATCCACTGAGCGGTTACATCGTTGCTGTCCACCACGAAATCATAGTCACTATCCACTATAGGATAGTAGCTTGTCTGAAAAGTCTTGTTAGTACCATCCCAGCTGTCACCAGTATCCGGGTTAGGGTTTACTGTCTCCTCGACATAATGATATAGTTCTTCTTTCACGTGTTCCTGTGCTATCCTGATGATTGATTCCATCTCACGGTCGTTTATCGAAGCCTCGTCGTCAAGCCCTAGTACGTCACGTACAAGTCGTGGTGTCGCCCACATACTAGCTCATCACCTTAAATGATTTCCAGTTTTTATCCTGCCTGTAATGTTGTATCAGTTCAGGGTCATCTGTTTCAAATAACGTGCCTGTGTATTTCTGTTTAAACAACATACTTAATCAACCCCATCCTATTCGTTATCCGTTCAACCCCCTTTTTTTTATAAAAAAAAGAGAAAAAAAAAGAGAGAAAAAAATATCCCTCTTTATGTGTAGAATACACAACCGGCGTTCTCTTGTATGACTTTCGCACCGAGTTTCATCCTGATGCAGAAATCATATTCGCCTGTGTTCCATCGGTCGTATACCTTGATGCCGCCTTCGTTAGCGACTACCATACCCATCCAGTTGTTTCTGTCAACCATGAAACCGACATCATTACCTGATCTGTCGTTAGGTATGTCGGTATCTAGATGGAAGTCTACACCCATGAACCTGGGTATCTTACCCTCTAGTATAGCTGAGTTCTGACTACCATATTGGGCTGCGTTGACGAACTGTGACTCTAAGAACAGGTCGCTGATTAACGCAGGTGGAAGCAGACAATCAGTTGGTGTATACAAATCAGATACAATATATTCTATACCTGTTTTTATCATATCTGTAGTGAGTTGTGTACCCCAGTCAACGGTATTGCCATCACAATACTCTAGTGAGTTACCCGCTGATGTGAAAGTGTAACCAGCATCAATGGGTTTGTTATCAGTAGCACGGTATAGTTGATATGTGAAATATCTCTGTGCATAATAGGCTAATGTCTTACGTATATGCGCCTCAAGTGGTACATTATCGACTTCCTCGAGAGTCTCATATGCGATTGGTGTAGCTGTCCTGTATTCCACAGGGTCGATATACATGGTCTCCATGTCCAGGTCATGTTCATATTCCCCAGTGTGAACATCTGTGACGCCTGTCGCCCACATTGTTGAAGCGTTACTAGTGGATGCTTTTGACACCCAGAACAACTGCCTCTTGTTAGACCTTCTGAGTTGCCCACCTTTCTCTACAACAGCTGTTACCGGGCTGTAATAAAGACCTTCTGCGAGTATCTCGTTAGCCCATGCGCTGATAGGATCAAGTGTCGCGGTGTCAGTCCAGTTTGTCTGAAGGCTGCCACCGAAACTCATCGTCTTCATATCCTTAGTTATGATATGGTTGCTATCATAATCTGCAAAAGAATGAATCGTTTTTGGTACGTATTTTACTTCTGACATGTTTATTCTTTCCTCTGTTTGTTTATGTTTTCTTTTAGTTTTTTCACTGCCGTTAAACCAAACCATTCCCCGCCATTCTCTCCATCTGACATGGTTGTTACCGGTCTGGTTTGCATCTCTGTGAGAGACTTTTTTAGTTCGTCTATCTGCTTCTTTAATGCAACCATCTCTTCGTTTGGTTGCTCTGTTTTTATTGCAACTGTTTCTTTTGGTTCAGTTGGTTTTTGTTCTTCAGCCATAGCTTTTTTCTCCTCTATTTTTTTTGTTTCCATTAATGGTTGTTTATCCTCAACTATTATCTCTTTTTTTGTTTCGGTTTGTGTCATACTATCCGGTATGATTACGTTCACTGTTATCGATGCCTCGTTAGTGTCAACAACAGGTTCTTTGTTTTCAGTTGTTATCGGTATGGTGTCTTCTTTGCCTATGTAGCTGCATTCATCGCCGCCTGCGCCTACATCCACTGTAGCCCCACCTGCTGGTTCGAAATCCACCAGTACAGTCACTTCATCATCGTCTTTTATCTCACGTTTACTGAGGTAACGGTCGTCTTTGCTCACTAGGTGTTTTATCTCGCTGTATCTCATTGGTTTCGCATTCGCCCATACTTCCATGCTCACATTTGTAGGTTTCCCTGCTTTCTGGTTAAGCGCCAAAAAACCCTTCCATGCATCATACAACGCTGTTTTCTCGCCTTCTATCACGTTGGTCACCACATCGTTGTCTTTCATCTGCGTATCAGTGTGTATGCCAACGATCTCTTGTACCATCACCCGCCCGTCGAAGTTACGTCCGTGGTTGAGGTTATGGTACGTCCCATCCCATTGCTTGTATACTTTTTCAAGCTCTGATGCTGGTACGAACTCGCCGTTCATGAAACGGTTGCCCGTGACTAGCACCATAGGATGTTTATCATCATTTGTAGCCTTAAGGTTCTTTATGTTGCCTTTTTCAGTGGTCACGAAACTAGCATTAAGATGTTTCATGACTTTGTTGTCGTTTCTCATCATTACCTCCCTTTTTGTTTTTACCAGTGTCTAAATCTTTTTTGATGTTGCTGTTGCCTGTCTGCGAAATCCTGCAGGCGTTTATGGTTGAACTCGTCCACAAGCAGGCTCTCCCCCTCGCTTTTCTGCCCCTCTATCAGCTCACCTGCTACTGTCTGGTCGTGTGTCTCTTTTTTGAAGTCTTCCCATGCGTTCTTATACCACATACTAGGCTGTTTCACGTTTTTTTCCAGGTAATCCCATAGCACAGGGTTTTCCCTGCATTCCTTACCGAAGCGATATGCTGCGTAGGTGAAAGGGTCTATGTATGCGGTGTCGATATAGGGTATGCTCAGGAAAAACTCCATCGGTACTAGTATCATGTCTTTGTATCGCTCATGTACCTGATGTGATAACGCTGCGCCGTCACCCTGAAAAACATATGGTGATATGTGGTCGGCTGTCTCTTTTGTTATGTTATGTAGTGTTTTTATGAGCGGGTTTTCTGTGTTCTCAAGTGTCTCCCGCAGGGTCTTCGCATGTTGTTTTTTATGCAGGGTGTTGAACAGTCGGAGCATCCATACTACTTTTCTTTTTATAGGGTTAAGGTTATCTATGTTCATTTTTTCTCCAATAATTCTTTAAAAGCGTTTATTATACGCTGTCTGTTAAGACGCGCAGCTGGTCTCAGATATGGTGTGTACCCGTATTTGTTTAGGTCGGGTCGTCCGAACTCTTGTGCCGCTGCATAGTTTTTGCTGCTGCCTATGTATCGTGACATGGGTTTTGATACTGTGTTGATGCTTGCTCGTAGTAATCCGGTGTCTACACGTACGAGTCGTTTGGCATCGTGTTCTATCCACAGGGCGCCTTTATCAAGTGTCTCCTCTACTTGTTCCGCTGGTATCATCTGGTCTAATCGTTGTTTAAGCGGGTTTACGCCTTTTATGTTGATTGTTAGTATTCCTGCCATTTTTTGTGTTCAACCCCGTCATGTTGTTTTTTGTCAGACAGTTTTCACATAGGCTGTATTGGATAGACCAATAATCCTTTCCTTCGATACCACATCTTGTGTGACAGATGCGGCATATCATATTATCTTCCTTGCACCCGCTTTTTGTTGCCAGGGTGTGAGTTGTCCACGTCTATGGTATTTTTGCAGCCATTCCTGTACATCCCGGCGTTCACCCATCTTTCGGGCATGACGCAGCCTGTCCCCTCTTGTGACCTTGTTATGCCCCTCTGCCAGGTGTTCAGGTACGCCACCGGGGCTTATACGCCCGTGTTCCATCCAATAAGGTCGTGCCAATCCCCCATCACCCTCTCATATCTTGAAACATTCCAATGACGGCAAATCCATTATAAACGATTTTATGCTGTTGATTATCTCCAGTTGCCGTTCACGTGCTAGTTTACGCTGTGTTTTAAGGACTGATTGTTCCTGTTCCACCCTTTTCTGATCTGCGCTCAGACGGTTCATACCCTCAACACGTGGGTACTGGAAAGCCCAGTTGCCAGGGTAGAAACGATAGGGTGATGCATCCGGGTTCTGGTTGCAGATGTTTATCATCTCACGGATGTTCTTAAGTGCGTTTTCTTGTGTGATTATCTGTTCTGTGAGCTGGTTCTCACGTATACGCTCGTTTTTGAGTGTGATAACCTTTTTTTCTAGTTCATCCATTTTTTTGCTTTTTTCCAGGTCTAACTCAATTTCTGTTTTGAGTCCTTTCATTATCATGTTTTTTTCGTGTGACATAATTTATCTCGGAAAATTATCATTCCTCTGGTGGTACACCTGTTATGCTGCAACGACAATTAGGATGAATCGGTGGTCTTTCTCCTATCTCCTCAATATTCTTGCCATCGTTGTCCACGCATTCCTCACATGTGCGCTCATCGAAAGCTGTTATCCAAACAATATCCTTATCCTTGAGACCCATCGCCTTGTACCTGTTGTCTGTAGCGGTGTTATATGCGTCTATTATCTCCGTACGTGCTATCGTACGGGCTCGTACGATTCCCATGTTCTGGTTGCCCTCTATGTTACGCCGTATCTCATAGGCTATCCTGTCTACGCCCCATCCTTGTGTTATCCCTTTGCTGCAACTATATGTGATGGCATCATGCATACTAGTATTGCAGTCTTTGATGCGGTTCATGTTAATCTCTTGGATGTTCACAAGCGCCTCATAATCAAGTGGCATCATATCATGCCCTGGTATTACATGGTCGATTTTCATGTCACGATTAGCCTTCTTAATACCCTTCTTATACGCCTGTGTCATGTTACGATCCACGACAGACCTTGCCGGGTTTGTCACCTGTTGGTCTATCTCCACCCGTAGCCATCGGCTGATGTCGTCTATTATACCCATCGTTTTTTTATCCTGCTGTTGTATAACCCGGTGTTGTGGCTCATGCTGACGGACAAGGTCTAGTAGTGGTGGCACTGTTTTTTCTCCGAATTTCTTGTATAGTGTCATTAGTTGTTTCTCATATTGCCGTCTGAGCATCATAGTCCTTGTCGGGTCTATCTGCATAGAAAACCTTTTTATTTCGCTGCGCCTTCTTTTATCAGTCGTTCCCCTAACGCCCGTTGTTTCCTTGCTATAGCCATCTCTTGTCTAGTCGGTTTCCTTGTTGTAACCTCGTTTGGTTCTATTTCATCAGGTGTGGGTTCAGGCTCAGGCTCAGGTTCGATGGGTTCAGGCTCATCTAACATGCCGTCCTCCGGTATGTTAATGTCGTATTCACGGAGCATCTGACGCGCCTCCATGACATCCACTAAACCATAAAGACTATAGAGCTGCCCGATAGTGTTCATAAGAAGCGTCTTGTTGGCTATCTCTGTTTTCTCATCTACAAACAGTGGGTTCCAGTATACCTCATAACGCCAGATGCTTTCGCCTATGAGCAGGTTAAACATCTGATTTATTAATGGACTGATAAAAATGTTTTGTTGCGCCTCAATGCTTTTGTAGTAATCCCCTAGTTCTATTTCGTTGCCTGTGAGCTGCCCTGCTTTCTCTCCTATAAGGAACATCATAGGCATGTCCATAGCCGCTGAAAGATGTATGTAGAAATGATATAGTGCATCATGTGGGCTGGGACTAGCGGGGTTGAGCAGCTGGAATAATGTGTCTTTGAAACCAGCGAAACCAACTTTAAGCTCCCTTTTCTTGATTTGTTCTAGGACTTTGAATGCGTCATCAACCTTTTTCTGGTTGACGTTATCTGATGTGTTTATCGTTGGGAATGGATGTCCAAACATGACTAGGTTGTCGTTTAGGCTTGTGGTGGCATCGTTGTCTGCTTTGATGCTTTTACATGCTACCTCGAGTGGACTTATGCTGAACGGGTTGTCGCCATCATAGTAGAAGCCTATGTGTCCTATCCTGCTGCTGTGTATCATTATGGTCTGTATACCGTTTTTGTATTTCCAGTATTCAACCTCTGTCTTGTTTTTGTTTAGTTGGTAGCCGATTATCTGCGTTGGGTCTATGCATCGTATATCTATTAGTTTACCGTTTAGTGGCTGTTGTGGTTCTTTGCTGCCGGCGCAGATGTATTCTATCCATCCATTACCATAAATCAAAGCGTCTTTTACGGCTTGTGTGAGTTTGCGTTTAACCTGGTTCCGGGTTATGAAATCGTTTAATTGATTTGTGATATTTTCTGGTATGGTCTCTCCATCGATGGGACTGTCTATCTCAAACCAGTTGTATATTAGGTCACGTGATCGTTTGTTCACGCCTTTGAATATGATTTCGTTACCATAGTACGCACGTTTCTTATCCTCTGCTGTGAGGTTTTCTTGAAATGTAAGTCCCCACAACCAGCTTGTCTGATTCCATGTTATGCCACGCATGATATCTGCGCTGCTGCGTACAGTCTCTTTTTGTTCTATGGTTTTGTTGCGTCTGAGAAACTTTGGTATTTCCATCCCCTTTATCCCTTCTTAAAAAAAAATTTTTTAGTTCAATATTTTTTCTTGGAATATATTTATTGTATGTACGTGTCGTTCGTATGGTACGCTTGTTGTGCCGAAGCAGTTGCCGATTGCTGTACATATCTTCATGTTTTTGTTCTCCATGATGATGCCACTGAATTTATCCATGAGGTTTTTTAGTGTAATCGCCCGTTCCGTATAGTTGTCCATTTTTGTTTCTCCGGTACGTATGTGGAATAAAATAAACGTAGGTTTATCATGTGTCCGTTGTGGTCTCGTTCGTATGTGTAGATTGTGTCTCCCTCATGTTGTTTCATACAAGTGTAGGCTATGCTGGTGTTGGCGCAGAGCCATCTGCCATGTTCGTAGTCCCATATCGGCTCGTCATCCATAGTCTCATCCTATTTTGAAGTATGTATCCTGTCGTTTGCCTAGATGTGTGTACAGGGCGTAACGCAGGGCGTCCATAGCATGGTCGTTGAACTTCACTGGTTCATCGAGTACATGCCCGTCCTTGTCCTCTTTGTATTTGTATCCACCTATCTCTTTGAGGGTGTTGATACTATCACGTGTGATATGTAGTGGGTGTCGTTTCACGAAGTCTATCCCGTCTGTAACCTCTTTATCTGACGGCATGCAGACATAGCCTGCGTTGCATATCTCCTCTATGCGTGCTGGTTCTGCACTGTCAGCGTAGATGAGGCTGCCTGGTGGTATTAGGTGTTTAAGCCTGTTTATGAGGTCTTGGTTCGTTAGTTTGGATTCGTAGAGCAACTCACGTACATAGGGTACGGTGTCTTTCATGTTTATTTCTATGAGCGCTGACGGGTTGTTAAAACCAAAATCCAGCCCGTAGAATGTTTCATCTAGGTTGTCTGGTGTGTTGTCAACATGTTTGTAGTTGCTGTATATGATGTTGGTCAGTACACCCCATTCGCCGAGACAATAAATCTTATAATAATTTTGATCCTGATGTATTAAGTCTTCTAGTTGGTCGATGTATTCTTTTGTGAGAAAAGGGTTGTCTTTGTATGTGCTTTGGTGATATGCTATGTCCTCCCGTTTTCCCTCTATTAGTTCCGTGTATATCCAGTTTAGTTTACTTATCGGGTTGCATGTGAGAAACATCTGGTTGATGACTGTGTTGGTGCGTCTGAGCCTGAGATTCAGTTGTCGGAAGTCATCGATGTTTATCTCCGTAGCTTCCTCAATCCATATGTAGTTGAACTCAGCGCTTTTTATTTTCTCTGGCTCATCCAGGCTTTTGAATAATAGTTCCGTACCGTTCTGTAGTGTTATTATCAGCTCTGATTTGTTCAGGTTATGTGGTAGGTTGTATTCCCGTAGCAAATCAGTTATTAGTTTGAAAGCGGTTATCCTCAAGCTAGGCAGGGTTTTTCTTGTTATGAGAAAGCGTTTATTTGGTTCGTTGTACGCCTTGCTCAGTATCCATTGTGCTGTGCTGTAGCTCTTGCTGCTACCCGCTCCGCCTACCAGTAGGTTAATTCTCTTGTTTGTCTGGTTCAGCCATTTTATTAGGTTTGTTACTTTTACTTGTGTCATCTATTAACACGAACTCTATTTTATTGTCTATGTTGCCGGTGTGTTCCATTTTTATCTCTTGCCTGTCACCCCATGCGTCTCTGTTCATATGTGCGAGTAACCATTTAGCTATCTCTGGGTTCTTTTTTGATGCATCCCATAAAACATTGTTTAATTCTAGTTCTACTTCGGCTCGTAGTTCTTTGATTGTCTGTAAAAAAAGTAAAAAATCTGGTTCTCCTTTTTCTCCTCTTTGCATCCAGTTGTGGAGTGTTTGTCTGCTGATTCCTACTGCTTGTGCTGCTGTTTCGAATGTCGCCCCGTTTTTGAGGTTTTTGTATATGACTTTTGCTATTTCGGGTGTTAGTTTACAGTCTGCCATTTTTTATACACTACCGTTCATTATCAGGTCTTTATGTTTTTGTAGCCGTCCGTAGCCGTAGTACCAGTCATAGAACTTTTGTTCGATGTCGTATTCAGAAGGTTGTTTTTTCATAATATGTAACCTTTTTGTTGAAGGTTTTATATATGTTTCAACATTTAGTTTCCGTCAACGCTTTTAGTTAAAAAGGGTTGATATGATGCCGCCGTGAATCAACATAACAAGTGATCTGCCTATATAGGACTTGTATCGTATTGGATTGAAAAAGTTTAATCACGGTTTCGGCATATCAACACGGCGTATTCGTTCACCTAGTTCTTTTATGTGTTTTATGCTGATATGGTCTAGTTTTTTGTTTAGTAGTTCGGTGTTATGTCTTATTTTATCGTCATGTGTTATGTTGTCTTCTGTCATAATGATTGTAATGTGCCCACCATCCATCCCCCTCGTTTGCTCGAGTCGCCTTTAGTTTAATCTATATTCTGAGAACTTGTCCTCATTAATAATATACTAACTGATGGTATTTAAATGTTTCCAATATACTACCAATAGTTATTGTTTTTTTAACTGCAGTTTTTGGATTTCTTTCTTTATCTCGTATTTTTCTTGTTTCCAGTTTGGTCTGCCGTCTGCGTATCTTTTCATGTGTTCTTCGAAGTCTGTTGTGCCTAGCTGGTTTTTGTCTTCTTTTCTTTTTATTATCCATAGACAGTCTTCGCAATAGCATCCTTTTTTTATTTTTGTTTTACATCTGTTGCATCTTCTAATATGTATCCATCCCCCTTATATGTTTTATAAGTAAACTATAAATAACCCTTTAGATAGTTTACCATTGTATCAGTTTCATCTTTTTGTCTTCAATGATCCACGTACCGAACTCATGAAGTTCACCTTCGTTGTATCCGTCTCTGGTTTTGCCTGTCTGATGGAATCCTTCGACACGATAACCACTATGTTGTAGTCCTGGGAATGCTACGAATATGAAGTTTAGACGCCATTCTTTGTTTGTCTTAACATCTCTTAGTATCATCTCATGGTGTTTGTTTTCCAGATACTGTAGGTAGTCGTCCATCTCCTGTTTGTCGTAGAACTCAAGATGTATCTCATCATATTGTGGTTTTGGTCTGTTCATAATTTATTCCACCCCAAATCTCTGGTCTATAATCTCTGTTACATCATATAGCCAATTATATTCCCTATCATGTGTTCTTTCATCTAGTTCCTCTAAATCTTTGATTATTTTTTGTCTGAGGGTTTCGATGTCAGATTCTAAATAGACCTTTGTACCATAATCAATATCAACAGTCGTCATGCAATCTTTATAATAAGTTCCGTCATGTATATCCTTCTGGGTCAATACTCGTGGTTTTTCATCATATAGTCCTTTAGTGGTCATACCAACAACAGGAACGATATTCCATTCAATATCTGGGTCGTGTCCAATATCTGTTGTCGCATTTGGTTCTAATAATTTGCCTTTTAAACTCCAATCGTCTGAGGTCATTTCTCATCCTCCAAATTAAAGAAGTGTTTTAATAATTCAATTTTACCATATATCTTAAAAATAGCATTTTCATGTCGTAAATCTTTGATATCCCGTTTACACCAATCATATAATTCTTCCTTTGAATTAGAACAACAATAATTAGTCATATCTTCTATTTGTTTTGCTAAATCTTTTTGAAAAAGATTTATCCATTCCCTCGCAGCATCACGCAAATCGTCAACCACTTCCGATGCCTCATCAGATATATATGACATTTTTGATGTGTCATAAATATCTTTCAATGTCTTCAATTTATTTACCTTGCCCATATCAGAACACCACCCAATATATAACTACCATAACAGTAACAACACCCACATATATGCCGTACCGCCCCAACGTATACCGCCTGTCGTTCCCCCAACGAGGCAGATACTTGTTCTCAAAAAAAGAGTACACTATGTTCACTACCCCCACAATCACAACCATATACACCAAACTTAACAAAGTGTAGGGGTAAATCAACAACGCAAACAACAAGAATGTAAGCCCTGATCCCAGACCACCTGCGAGCAGGTTAGCGGGGCTGGCGCTCATACTCAACCCATGTATGTTTATCTGCCCATATAGTGTGCCTGAGCCCATTATATGCCATAGCTCATGCCACAGGAAACCTGTTATCCATAGGAACAGAAATATTAGCGGATAAGTTATGTATTCAAGCGTATACATTATTTAATCACCTTCTTTTTTGTTTTCTTTTTAGGTCTAAGAAAATCATAACTATTCGGATTAGCACCACAACAAGGACACGCAACCGTAGGCATACCATCCCTAGCATCCATCTCGCCCATCGGCACATGCTCACCAACAGCCCACAACCCAAAACCATTGCACGTCTTACATTTCTTCTTAATCATCCTTATTTTTCCTCCTTTTTGAAACTTGGCGCATAATCCAACAAAAACCAATTAAGCTGCCTACGATAAAAAATATTTAATTTAACAACATACTTATCCTTTATCCTATCATAGTCTTGTTCACTGAGACTATGCTTATTAACAAAAGCCATCCCTGTACCACCATACCTCTCTTTGATATCCTCCCAGGTAGTCGGCGGCGTACTGTTTTTGTACATCTCATTCACACAAGATTCAAAAATCTTCAATGCTTCCGTGTCGTTCATCGTTTCATCTCCCTCCGAGCAACAACCCAAATCCAAAACCACATCAGACAACACCCCAGAATAAAACCAGATATGACCAACAAATCACTACAAACTGACATAATCAACTCCCCTGTGATTTAAAATTTTCATTTCTCGTTCTATTTCTTGTTTGCGTTTTTTATCAATTTCAGATGTCCAACGACCAGATGTTTTATTGCATATCTCTAAAAATTCCATAGTTAATTCTGCTTGTCTTTTTTTATTTTTAAGATGAGGTAATATTTTAGGTAAAACATATCTCATTCCATTATGATGTGTTCGCCAAAGCCATTGCTTTTTTTTACGGGTTTTATGAAATATATTGCCATTAAATTTTACTTCAGTAATTTTTCCATAGCCCGTACATTCGAGAATCCAATCTAATATTCCTTTATTTATACTACTTACTCCTAAAGAAATATTATGATGCCCGTCTTTGCTTTTAGTTAAACTAATACAGCCATCCGCATCAATATAACCCGCTAAATAACTCCATTCTAATTCATTCATAAAATACCTCATAATGAAACATGAACATCACCACGATTCGGGATTATCACAAGTTTAATCACACCAATATCAGTCGGCGGGAGCATCCATTTCTCAACATACGAACTAGTATCCTCCGTGTAACCCCGCATAAAACTACCTGTGACACCCAACACCTTCTTCTTCTGTTTGATATGCACCTTGTTATCACCATATAACTGCGTCTTAATCTCAGATGCCTTGATGTGCGCATGTGCTATAAGATAAATATCGGCGTTAACATACCCTATCAGATCCTCTAACCAATTTATTTTATTGCCACCTTTACGTCCACCTACACGACCATGCATACTAAATATGTCAAAGGCGTTCTTCTCGTTGCTCCCCTCACGGGCAAACGTAAGACGTATCAACGCAGAGTCTTCTAAGAGTTTCACACCCAACTCCTTCTCAAACTCATGCATCACATCAAAATGGTAGTTCAGCCGGATTTTTTCTTCATGATTACCCCTGTGCATCCCCAGACACTTGTCTCTGATTGGTCTTAGAATATTTATCGCATCATATACCTGCATCGGCACACAATTACTCAAATCCTGCAGATACTTAGTTTCAATCGTAGCCGGGTCAAACCGTTTATCCGTATAATTTATGCAGTCCACATAATCACCCATCCCTATCCAATAACAATTCGGCTTATCCTTTATCCATTGCACCATATCCTTTAACTTCTGCCGTTCACACCCCTTGTTGCCGATATGTGAATCGCCTAAGGGTACTATGCTGAACTCATCCAACCTGCTTTTATACGGTATCTTCACCCATTCTGTCTTCATTTATCTACTCCCATCCTTTTCACCGGTCCATCATAACAATCCGGTCAATCAAATCAGACGTACTCTTATCCACCATTATTTTCTGTTTATGTTCACCCCTGCTGTCAGACCAACGCCGGACATAATCCCTGAAAACCACCAGCTCACACGCAACCTCATGAGGGACACCATAAAAAAACACGTCATAGTTATCCCCGTTGGTCGCCTTCATCTTCATCTTCATTTTTTGTTCTCACCATCCCCATCTATTATTCTTTCAACATGCACCATGCGGATACATCGTTTACACCAATAACACCTGTACCCGCCTGTCGAACGGAAAACATCACATTCACTATTGCACTTCGGACAGTTCACTCGAAATTCCTCCACAGACTGTATATCTGCCGTATCTCCTCCATAAAAATATAATACAATTGTTCGCTCTCGATATTCTTCAAATCGATTTCAGTTTTGGATTCATTGGTTTGTATCTGCATATCATCTCACCAATATCGTTCATGTCTGAATATTTTGGAGTGCAACCAATCCTTGAATAATTCCCACGTGGTTGGTTTATATTGTTCAAAATTCGCAGTGACTTGTATGGGTCCTCCTTTAGTTGCTGACCAACACATGGATGTCGGGCGCATATGTTTGAGAAACCATTCCTCGCCTTGTTTTATTTCAAATTCCCACTCTATTTTTATTGTATCTTTATCTGTTGTTGGAATTTGAAAAGTTACTGGCGTACGTTCATTAAATATATCTAATATTTTTTCTTTCATTTATCATCACCACCCTCGATAATCATATTTATTTCTCCTTTTTTTGTTTACAATAATCAATAAAACTTGTTACACTCATATTCTGGATACTATTATTCTCCAGTTGACTTTTAATCCAGAACCGGTCTTGCTGTGTCGGGTTGTTGATGTCTCGTCCCTGTTGTTTAAAAGTGTCTAAAAGTGTGTTACAAATATCGTTGTTTTGAGTTACTTGTGACATAAGTTGTGTTACTTTTATACGCTTATTTGTAACACAATTCTCCAACTCCTGTATCTCCTCCTGTAACTTTCTGATCTGATTCTCACGCTGATGATAATAAAAATCCAACAAGATTTTGCTGAAACTCAACCCGTTTTCCTTGAAGTAATCCCGCACATAACGGGGTACACGTATAGAAAAAACAACTGTATCATTGTTATTGTATTGTATTGTATTGTTATAATGTAACGTGTTACGTAACGTGTTACAATTAGTAGTAGTACACTCTTTTTTCATCCAAAGACCTCCAGTCGTTGCGGTACGTTCGTAAGGCGTTTGTTCGCTATCTTACAATACTCAGGGTTCAACTCAAAACCAATATAATGACGATTCATCCTCTTGCAAGATAACGCTGTCGTCCCGCTTCCGATGAACGGGTCAAGAACAACCTGATTTTCTTTTGTAACGAGTTTTATGAGGTATTCCATGAGGGTAAGAGGTTTGACAGTGGGATGGAAATTGTTTCTTTTGTTTTCTGCACCACGATTACGAGGGTTGGTTCCCCCAGGGGAACCAACTATACGACTTTCATCCATGTATCTTCCATCGTTTGTGTCGCATCCCATGTCACGTTCACTCTTTGAGCTTTTCGCACAATAAAAAAACCGTGAGGCAGAATGATTATTTCCATCTTCTTCTGTATAGATTTTTCCAGGTTGACCAATATGAAACATTCCGTCTCTATGTGTTGTTTTTTTAATACTTCCACAAGGTTGTCCTGTTTCTGGGAATAACTCTACAACCTCTGGGCTTCCATCGTGTATGAGGTTCGCAGGAAAACGACCAAGAGGTTGTTGATATTTCCCCTCTTGCCTTTTAAGTCCAAGTTCCAAAACTTTTCCGTCTGTGTTGTAATCCCCTTTTGAATATGCACCACCATTCAGATTCTCTTTTGTTGTTATTCTGCATCCATCGATATTCAACCCACCAACACCCCACCGCAAAACATTCTCCGCTACCGTCCCTTCAGACAACGGCTTACGAGCCAACACAACTGGCTCATGCGCGGGCTTAAGAGCAGTACCCCAACCCTCCCAATCGGAAGTGCCTTTGGTTAAATCCATCACTGTTTTATTTTTGTGTTCATTCCACCCAGAGTTTTGTCCCATAGCCGTTGAGCCTGCCCTAAGTTCTCCAATAACCTCTCTCTCATTCCCTTGTAACTTATCAATCGCTTTTCCTATGTTGAGGCTTTTCGGAAACCCTGACCCGTATATCCAGTTAATCATATCCCGTATCTCGAACCCCGCGTCCTCGATAGCACACGCCATTCTATGATATGTCCTAGAGCCACCAAAACTAAGCAAGTGACCGCCTGGTTTCAGGACACGCAAAACCCCAACCCACAATCCGACATTATAGGAGATTCCTGTCGCATCCCATTTCTTACCCATGAACCCAAGCTCATACGGAGGGTCAGTGACAACAGCATCAACACTGTTTTCTTCAATCTGTTTTATCCCCTCCAGGCAATCCATACAATAGATTTTATCGAGTTCAAGCACTACAACCCCTCCACCGAACGCTTGCCCGTATGTGTCTGCCTGTACCCTGTGGTTTTTCTGTGGCTGAACCTGTTGAAGCCTGTGTTTTCTATTATGTATCCGCAGTGTGGGCACATGTAGAAGTGGTGTGTATCCGGCTCTGTCGGCACAAAACTTGTTTTACATCTTGGGCAGTATATCTCGCTCATGTTGCATCCTCATCCAATGGTCTATTCCATCCCAGTCTTTGTCCTCCAAACTTATTCCACACATGGGGAATAGTTGTTCTGCGTTACGTACTCCTATTTTTTCCATAGTTTCCTCCACAAAAATTTTTGTATTGTGTTTTGTTTTCTTTTATGAACTCGTCTGCGATTTCTAAAAAATCCTTTTTTTCAAGGTCAACTCGGATATGATCCTCAAAAAAATTAAGTTTCACAAGGGTCACACTCCCGTTGTGTATACATGAGTTTGCTCATGTACATGACTAAAATTATATAATAAAGGCGAGATAAATTGTTAACAGATATATATTTGACATGTGTCATGTACACATAGATGAGATGTCTTATATATTTTTTCCTTTTGTTTTGTTTAAATGTTAAATGTTTTTCCGTTTTTATGCAAACTGTATATAAATAACTCGCATTTTGGTGGAATGTTTCCGTTGTTGTTTTCTCTTGCTGTAACTTAGTCATGATTTTTTCCTTTATGTTTTACCTTAACTGTACTATAAGAGAATGTAATGTTGTTCCTTCTTCCTTCTCGCAGTTTGCATGTTCAAGAATATCTATAAGCAAATCATATTCATTTTTCGTTAATGTAACTTCAATATGTTTCATTTTACTTTCACCATTACCTTACAACCTTCTTATTATAACGCCTAGTCCAACGATAACGATCACCACTAAAACAACTACGACAATACGTACCAGTACACGGACTACCACACAACAAACAACGATCCGTCTTAAAATCAGCTCCTTTCTTAGTCATATAATCATTCCCTCCAACGATAATAAAAAGCCCGGTTGTTCCTATGCGCAATAAACAAGTCACCCAACCCCACACCAATGCGGCAGAAATCCCTGATATTATACGAAGACCAACGGTCTGTGTTGAACTTGTTCCGCTGCAGATGGTCGTTGTTGTTTGTCTTAAGATGGAAATAACGAGTCCGAAAACCATCTATATCATTTTTTGTGCAGTAGTCTTTGAACTCGTTATACCGCCTCATCATCTCCTCTGACATCATGTTTATCGTCCCCTTCACCCTCCACAGTGTGAGACCAACCAACTATTTTTTATTTGAAATTAATCCAGCTATCCCCCAACTTATCAACATAAAACCAATGGATATACACATTCCCCCTAGACTATCGGCATAAAAATTTATTATTATCATCGGTATATTCATACAACCTGCAAAAAAAGCTATTAATGCATACATTTTTTTATTCATGTTTTTTCTTCTCCTTTTCTTATTGTTTTTTCATACCATATGATTCTATGAAACTGGATGCCTCCTCAAATGTCAAATCATCTAATGTTTGCCGTGTGACAGTGAGTTTATCAGCTAATTCTTCATTACCGTTATTGCCCCAAATGATTGCAAACACCGCTTTCTTTTGCCGGTCTGTCGCCGAGCCCGTTTCTTTGGACTTCGTGCCTTGGCGGGGCATTCCCGGCGTTCCTGACGCGTCCATGTTCTTGTATATGTCGTCCATTATCATGTTCTTTATGCCGTAGGCGTCTTCCATCGCCTCTGCTTTGTCTTTGTAGAAACCAGCGTTTGTGAATGCTGCGACTAGTTCACAGCTGTTTTTCCAGCTGCTTTGTCGTGCTATTCTCACGTCTTTTTTTTCCCAAAATTCATTATCAAGTTCTCGTTGCATAAATTATTTTTCACCACCTATTTTTACAAAACAGACACGAAGACCCTGTCTCCGCGCCCATTTAACAAAACGGTTACAGTTAACATAATGAGAAAAAGGCAGGGGTTTGGGAGGTATATGACCAAAAATACGATGGATGCCCTTTTTTTTCCCCTGCCCGATGGGATTACAAAATAAGCGTGAAAAAAAATTTGTGGAGGTGCGGAAAAAAAACACTGGATGTGAATCAAAATGTTTTGTTGAAGCCCGCACCCCCCATTGTTTGTTCTGTAACATGTTACTCTGACTCCTTGATTATATCAACAGATACATCTTTATGCGGTTGTCGTGTCAACAGGTAAGTCCGTATGTTCTCCAGTATCACTTCTAGTTCCTCCGCCTCTTTGTAGTCCGGCTGTTCTTCGCTGTTGTTATTTGGATAAGACTTAATATCATCAATACTGTTATGTACTGTTATCATGAACTGTGTCTTCCAGGGCTGCGCTGGGCTGTGATGTACACGACCTATCTCAAGTATGATACTGTTCTGTTTCATTTATGCACCTTCTTCTGTGTTTCAACGATGTTGTCCGTATGTATTGTGTTCACATCGAAACCAGCATCCTCAAGTGCGGAGTTCGCTATGTCTATCGCATCGTCCTCGCTGTAGGTGTTGATTTTGCCTTTGATTATGAAATCGTAGTAGGTCATGGTTTTTCTTAGTCCTCCATATATTCGTTGAAATAGAACATGGTGGGGTTGTGTTGTGCCCGCAGTTTCGCTTGTTCAAACTCATAAATAGAATCAGTCATTGTTCTTACCACCCGTACCTGTGACTTATAAAAAATTCTTGGTTCGCCGTGATCCATTCATAGCGGCGTAGTTCGTCCTGCGTCAGTTTTTTATTGG